TTATTTACGATTAAACCTTTAAAACCTGCTGCAATATGAGAATAATCAACCCCCGGATTATCACTCGCCCAACCAGCCCATTTTTGTAAAACTAACTGAATATCTCTCATGCAAAAAGTCTCCTGCGCTCCGCATAACGCATTAACCAAAAACACCCAGTGACGCAGAACGGTCTAGGAATCGAAATAACAAAACCAACTGGCTTCCGTGCTCGCGCTCCCACCCATTTGGATCTTTATGCAACTCGCTGTGGTGAATACGACACAATGGAATAGTGAACAAATCATGGGCCTTAGTGCCCATTCCACCCTGACCATGGCCTATTAGATGATGTGCATCATGCGCGATAGAGTTACAGACACAACATGGCTGTGATTTTACCCACTGCAGGTATTTATCATTAGTCCAGCGCTGCAGCTTCGGCTTTAACATCAAGCTAGCTGGTGGCTCGGGATCTACAGTTAGTTTTAATACCTGTTTTATTTCTTCAACATCATTAAACTCGTCGCTGAGGAATGATGAAGAAAGAGAGATAGGCCCTATTGATTTATCGCTTAGTGAATTCGGTACTGGGATAATGAGCATGCGACCATTAAAATTTGATAGCTCGCTCACTCCTGGTCTAAATATCACAGCACCAAGCTCAGGAACGGGAATTGGAGTTAATATCCATGAGTTGCTCATTTCGATACCATTTCATTCCAAATTGTTATTGCTGATGGCTTATCATTTACTGCTGGGCCTTTCGCCCCACAGCTATGACAGTAAACATAAAACCATGTGCGATATTCGAGAGTTTGAATGTGCAAATCTTCACTACCGCATTTGCATTGATTGATTTCTGGCATTTTGTTTTTCACTGTCTAACCTCCGCCAGCATCTGATCTAATCCATTCAAGTAAGAGACACCCATTCCCTTTACATTTGCTTTTTTAACAACCTTGTACCCGCACCCCAAATCGGGTTCTTGCGTCTTAATTTCAACAATCTTCTTAATCTTAGCTGGTGGTTTTGATTTAATTTTTGCCTTGACTTTAATAGCCTGCTGGCGCTCTTTTTCTTGCCTCTCTTTCTCAATTGACTGCTTTAGTTTGGTGATGGCGTATGGGGTCACTTGGTATTGGCTAGTTGCGTGTCCTTTACCATTTATTTTCGTTTCGCCGAGGTATTTCACACATCCAATTTCAACCAAAATAATTAGCATTCTTCTGGATAATAATTTGTGGTACCCGCACACGCTTTTGAGGTGGTTTGCGTTAAAGGTGTCGAATTGACGACCCGCTTTAATAATTTCAATGCATTGTTGGTAAGTGTCGACTCTCACGCTGCCACCCCTAAAATTGCATTGCCAATCTCCATCAAGCGATTTTTTGAGACGTGTGTCCCAATTGCCTTTGGCTCTACAAATGGACGCCAGATAAGAAGAATTGAGCCTTTACTATTGCCCTTTTTCACTTTTCCAGTATTGGGATCAACAAAATTAATACGGCCATCGATAATAGTTCGAACTTCATCAACGCTTTTTAGCGCCAATGAGTACCAAGATGTTGATTTATCCGCTGGCAATAACATCACTATTGGTTGGTTTTGCTTTGTGCATTGTTCCGCAGCTTTAACGATCCACGGTTTTATCTTACTGTAAGGTGGGTTACACCATATGGCGCCACGACTTACCCAATCACTTTGTAATGCATTCTGTTCTATAGTTAAGAAATATGAGCACAAAGCATTTTGCTCACTTGCAGCAGCATCTAACCAAAAACCAAACTCAAGCGTTAAAGCTTCAAATAACCACTGAGGTGTTTGCCAGCAATCTTTATCTTCTGGAGCAGTATTACTTGAATAAACAGCCATTAGATAACGCCTCGCTGCTGGTGGGATTTAACATACTCGCGCATATGCTTATAACGCTGCTGAACTTGAAAATGGTCAGCATGATGGTTTAAGTGGCGAAACTTCCTGCAAGTCACTAAATCACAACGGGATTGATTCCATCTGTTACGAAGCTTGCGAATAGTGCGCCATTTACGTAGCTGTTTGAACATGGCAATCATGCCTAGCACGTCAACGCCATAGATTGTTTTAGTTTCACTACACATCATGCTGCTCCTCCTAAACGCTGCTCATGTTCATTCCAGATACTTACCCATTTTTTCTGCGCCCACTCTGGCTGCATACGCTTAACGCCTGCATTACTTGCATCACGCCTCACTAAGTTTTCAAGCTCTGTTGGATTTTCAATTGGAAGAGATTGGCCTAAGAAACGCTTAAAGGCCTTATCACACTCAGGGTTGTGAGTTGATGCTTGTGATTTTTTATGTGGATTTTCTTTGCTCTTAACGGTCAGCGTGTCAAAGTGCTTGCGGAGGCTTTTTGTGCTTAAAATATTTTTATGCCAAAACGAATCACGGCTAGCCCAGTCAAACAACGCACAAATTTGCTCATGGGTACGACCATCAATTTCACGCATCAAGCGGATATCATTTGCCCAATCAAACCACTTAGGGGCTTTCTGAGTTGGGTTGATAACTTGAATTCGCTTAAACATCCACTTGGCTGCTTCTAAATCTTCCAATGTCCCCCAAAGTTGGCCGTTAGCACTCGATACCACTGAATTTAAATTTTTATTAGAAATATCACTTTCAGTCGTGTCGCTGGATTCGCTAGAATTCTGCGACGAAAGGGATTTATTGATCTGTAAGTTATTATCTGAGTTAAGATCTGTATAAAGATAGGAATCCTCATTTTCGACGTTTCCATGATTCTGCATTTCTGCGGTTTCCATTCTGCATTTTCGACGATTCGATTCCTCGTTTTCGACGTTTCCATTCCTCACTTTCGACGTTTCAGGAATAGCAGGAAAAATCATTGAGATAAGCGCATCACCATCTAATCTGTAATGCGTAACTGGGGTTCCATTAACCTTTTTAGTTTTCGTTTCAATAATGCCGGGGAAGTATTTTTTACGTAATTTATCAACCAGCCGACGAGACTGTTCTTCGCTTGATAAACCTTTAATTTCATCAGCAAGATCTTCATGGCTCTTATAAAACCAGCCATCGTTCGCACTTGATGCAACACCCGACCAAAATACCAATTGATTCAGTATTGCAGCCAAGGCGTGAGCCTGCTGATCACCTTTAAAAAACTCAAGATAAGGCACAGGTATAACAATTACGTTTTTATGCCCTGACATGGCCTGAACGATGTCAAATGTATTTGTCATGCCTTCACCCGATTAGTTGCATTAAAATCATCTACCAACCACTCAACAAACTTGTAGTTGGTCTCCTGCCGCCCTTCTGGTACCTTTAGTTCATAGACAAAACGACCATCACGGATAGAAACTCTCACTTGCGTTCTACCGCGTAAATTCGTTACACTGCTCATGCTAGTTACTCCACACAAGTTGTTATTAGCACCCGACGCCTCGGACCGCATATCTGGGGCGTCAACCTTTCTTATGTAATTTGATGAGCGCATTGATAGCTCCTCTAGTGCTTGCGATTGCTCTATCCAACATTGTCATAATTTGCTTTTCTTCATGCCTATCAACAACACCGTCTTCCAATGCTTTCCCAATGAATACAACTAACTCACCGCGAGTTGTTGATGCTCGAGTTTGTAATTTGAATAATTCTGGTTCGTCCAAATCCTCTGGGCTTATCTTTTCCACCAGCAATAAATTTCTTCTGTTTGCGTAATACCCAGCAAGAAATGAGGTATTAGATAAATCTTCCATTGCCTCAAGCTCTTCACGTTCAAAAAAACGACAGCCGTTTTTCTCGTACAAGTTGTTATTGAACGTGGTTTCCGTCATACCCAATGCACCAGCCATCGCTGAACGTCCACCGGGGTACGCTTTACACATCTCTTTCACGACTTCTTTTAATGTTTGTTTGCACATAATTGAATTTCCTATTAAAACCAAAGCCACTGGCAAAGTGTTTTACGTGGGATGGAGTAATACTTATTTGGATTATTTCGATGAAACCTCTCAGCCTTGAGCGTGTGTAGCTTCATCCAGCGCTTACGTTTTGCTAATATGCGTGGGCTAATATGTGAACTAAAAATAATCCCTAGCGGGACCATAACTAAAGACGCCAATAACATACCGATAAGGGATGATTTAAAATGTTCGATGTTCTCTTGAGTAATCTCGCTTTGTTTTTCAAGTCCAGTCTCAGCTTTATTACTTTCTTTTGGGCTGTCTTTTCTTTTTTCTTGGGTACTTGGCTCGGCCATTACCTCGCTAGGGCTCGAGATAAACGTAAGGAGTTCAATATCATTTCTGATCCACTGGAAGTGGCTCTCAGAAAAGACTTGAGAGAATTGAAAGCTGGAAATGAACACATCACGAACAATCTTGACTTCCACGCCTTGAGCATTCACTTTGCTAAAAGACAACAAGCTGCATATCAACAAGCAATAAGTCGCTATTCTTCCGCAACCCTTAGAGGGCAGCACAGGGATGATCTGGGGGTGGTTCTCTTTGATAGAGATATTCCTGAGATCATTAATGCTACAGAATACCTTCTTACTTTTATCAAACACCGCTAGTTTGTTTAATGTATGCATACCTACAATCTCGTTAAGTTACTGGTAGTTAATTTAGTTAAATAGTTTTGTTATTTTGGATATAATGACTTGGGTCATACTTGAGACGTCCTTTCGTTATCCTTTCAATACGCAAGGCTTGCTTCTCAGGTACTATTTCGACCCATTGGCAAACCGCACTATGTGAAATACCTAATGCTCCTGCTGTTTTTACTGTTCCGCCAAAATGATTAAGAACTGATGCTTTGTACATTTCACCCTCCGATAAAGTAAGTATACTTACAATGTAAACTCACAGGATACTTATGTCAATAAAATGTAAGATTGCTTACATGGAAAATAACTGGATTTAAATATGGAAACGGTAGGCAGCAGAGTTAAATTTCGTCGACGTCAGTTGAAGATGACACAAAAAGATGTTGCTGAACGAGTAGGTATCTCTGCGTCAGCTGTAACTCAATGGGAAAATGACAACACAGGTCTATCCGCTGAAAACTTGCTGAAACTATCGTCAATCCTTAGGTGCAATCCAAGTTGGTTATTGCTCGGAACAGGAACTCCTGAAGAAGGTGTTACGCCTAGTCTTATTGGGTTTAGTAGTGTTCCTATAATTAGCTGGGTTCAAGCTGGTGATTGGGCTGATAACTTTTATGAATCATCTAAAGGGGATCATGAATACATTGACACTCCTTTAAATGTCTCTGAAAAAGCCTTTGCTCTAGTTGTTAAGGGCCAGTCAATGACCACTACCAATGGAGACTTAAGTATACCAGAGGGTGCCGTTGTTATTGTTGAACCTGAATACGGATACCTCGATGATATCAATGGTAAAATTGTTGTCGCTCAACAAAAAGGGAGTAGCGAAGCAACCATCAAAAAACTAATCATAGATGGCCCAAATAAATATCTAGCACCTCTAAATTCTCAATTTCACCCTATACAAATTAACGGTGACTGCGTTATTGCTGGTAGAGTCAAACAAGTAATAATCAACTTAGATTAGCCCCGACAATCCCCGCCAAAAAATAAATTAAGTTTACTTACATTTTTATCTTGACTTAAAATGTAAGTAAACTAATATTAATCCAACGAACATGTTGGAGAAAAGTCATGCAAACCAATTCAAATGAACCAATCGTTATTTTTAGCGTTGCTATGTCGCAAGAAGATGCTGCAGCATGGATTATGGAAAAAGCCGCTGAACTTCAAAAGCTATCGGCACTTAAAGCTAAGCAAGTCGACCTGCAGCGACAACTAGAAAAGCTCGATGAAGATATTTTCAATCAGTCTGAACGTTGCCAAGTCATTATTAGTGCTTAACTGAATTCAATTGTGTGGAGTTCTAGCTATGTCGAATAAAGCAGATAAAACAACAGGAAATATTATTGAGTTGAAAATCAATGGCGCCACGGTTTGTTATTTGAGAACGGATGGCTCGGTAGCTGCGGATTACTTGTCATTTATCGCAAAAACCACTGAAGTCTTAATGCTGGATAGAGACTCGCTAGAACTAGAGGCTAATGCGTTCGGGAAAACTATCCAACATGGTTACAGTGCTTTTTCGACTATTAAAGATCCCAAAGGTCTTGAATAAAGGAATCAACATGAATAGTTGAGCTACCTTTTGATGCTTCTAGAAAGTGATTTACAACATTGTCAGATAGTTTAGTGTTCCATTTTTCAAATGAATGTTTTGGAAAATACTCAACAAAAATACTTTGTACTGCATGCTCACCCCCTTTTACATCAGTGATCATGTTGCATTGGTAAAGGCATTTAGCAATTAGCGTAGATTTAAGCATTAAAAAATTCTCTTGGTTGTGTAGGGCTTCCAAGAATACCACAGCCGCCTGATGTGGATAAGTTAGTTCAGGCAACCTTATTAACTGTGTGGAGTGCTTAGTATGGGAATGCTTATTCTTACTCGAAAACCAACCGAAGTTGTGGTTATTGGTGATGATATTAAAGTTACAATTTTAGGAGTAAAGGGTAACCAAGTGCGGATTGGTATTGATGCCCCAAAAGATATTAGTGTCCATC